ACCAAGTCTGCCCATGATCACGCGAAATCAGTGCCCGAGATCGCGTGAAATAGATGCCCAGCTTCCCGTGAAATCACTGCCCACGATCAGATGAAATCTGTGCCCACCATCCCGCGAAACACGCAGATAGATCAGCATCCGTTTTGGCGCCTTGCCGATGCGCAGCGCCGGGGTATCCCCCAAACGTTCACGCGCCAGTTTCTCGATCTGGAGCGCCAGTTCCGTATCCTCAACGACATCAATATCGACAGCCGCAACCGCGCCGCCAACAAGCCCGATGCCACACTCGGGCCAGGTCGACCATGTCGCGATTTCGACATCAGTTGTCGAGCGTTCGGTATGCCGGTTCCACTCGGGGTAGTCCGCCCAAGCGCCCCGCTTGAACTGGCCGGGCTTTTTGGTGCCTGGGCCGATTGGCAGGATGCCATAGCCATTGGTGACCAGCCGCGCGCCAAACCGCGCCATATACGATGTCTCAGCCATCAGAACGGCACCTCCGAGGTCATGGCGTCGAGCCGTGTGCGGTCTTGTCCCGCCAGCGCGCGCAATTGATCGCAATATCCGGTGATGACCGCATCAAGGAAGCGGTCCCACTCGGTCTCAGTCAGGGTGGCGAGATCCGATTTGCCGATACTCTCGAGGTATTCGCCACCATGTTGGCCGCCAACGCTCATTGCCTGCATTTCATTCGGGGTGGGATCGATCATACCTGTCCTCCTGTTGCAGATGTCCTGGCAGGTGGGAGAACAGAGGTGTTTGCGGCTTTGGTCCCGCCGCTTGTCCGAGACGGTGAATATCGGGTTGAACCAGCCAAACCCGCGAGGTTCCCGGTGGCAGACGGCGCAGAGGCCGGAGTGGATGTGGCGCATGGATCAAACCTGTAGCCTGAGATTTCAAGAAAGCGGCCCGATGGGCGCACCGAGATTGCGGTGGGCCGTGCCAGTTGTCCCGCCTGTGCGATGGCATCGTCGACAGTGCGCGGCATCGGGCAGCCCGGCGCGCGCTTGCGCCACCACTCGAGCGCCTTCTGGCGCGCATAGCCCTGATGCTCGACACAAACCCATTCGTTGTAGGACTTGAGCCCGCAGCTATAGGTGACCTTCAGTGAGGGCAGCCCGCCGCGCTTGTCATGACGGCTGTAAGACACACCATGCACCGGCAGCCACTCGACTTTTGGCGACAAAACCGGAAGCGTGGCCGCTGTGGGGGCGATTTTCACCTCCCGCGCCGGGAATTCGTATCCGCAATCCGGGCATTCGGTGGCCGAGAGCGCGATGATGCTGTCGCACTCGGGGCAGACCTTTGTGGGTGCCTCGCCACCCCCGCCATCGCCCGGGCGTTTCGGGCGGACCAGATCGATCGGCCCGTGGCGGCGGACATTGCCCGCGAAGTCGAGGACCAGGCAGTTTTCCTTGCCCGGCGCGAGGCGCGTGCCGCGGCCGACCATCTGCACATAGAGGCCTGCGGACTTGGTGGGGCGCAGCAGCGCGATCAAATCGACGGCGGGGGCGTTGAAGCCGGTGGTCAGCACGCCCATCGAGGCCAGCGCGCGGATTTCGCCGCGCTTGAAAGCAGCGATGATCGCATCGCGCTCCTCCTTCGGCGTGTCGCCAAAGATTGTGCTGCAGATGATGCCTTGGCGGCCGAACTCCTCGGCCACATGGCGGGCGTGCTCGACGCCCGAACAGAAGGCCAGCCAGGACTTCCGGTCACGGCCGTGCGCGATGATCTCGGTAACGGCCGCCCGCGTAATGGCCTCCTGATCGACGGCAGCCGCAAGATCACGCTGAATGAAATCGCCTGCACGTGTACCAACCTTCGAGACATCCAGCCGCGTGGAAGGCTGTTTCGAGATCAGCGGGCTCAGATAGCCAGCGTCGATCAGGTCGCGCACCGGTGCCTCATAGGCAATGTCGGTGAAGAGTGCGTCCTTGCCCTCATGCAGCATGCCGCTGCCCGTCCGGAACGGCGTGGCTGTGAGCCCGATCACCTTTAGCGCGGGGTTGATCACCTGCAGCGCGTCCAGAAAGCGCCGGTACATGGTGCTGGAATTGCCCGGAATAAGATGGGCCTCGTCAATCAGAACCAGATCGGTGTGGCCGATTTCATGGGCGCGCCTATGGATGGATTGGATGCCAGCAAACAGGACACGCGCTTGCGCCTCGCGCTTGCCCAGACCCGCAGAATAGATGCCTGCCGGTGCCTCAGGCCAAAGCCCAATCATCTCGGCATGGTTTTGGGCGATCAGCTCGCGCACATGGGTCACGATCAGGATGCGCTGATCAGGCCAAGCCTTCAGCACCCCCTCAATGAAGGACGCCATGACGAGCGACTTGCCGCCAGCCGTCGGGATCACCACCAGAGGGTTACCTTTGTTGGACTGGAAATAATCATAGATCGAAGAGATCGCGGCCTCTTGGTATGGGCGTAGGGTCAGCATGGCGTAGCCTCCGTATTGCGGGCGTCATTTGACCAGGAGGCGCCATCGTTCATGCGGTAGGTGACAATGTCGTCCCCCGCATCGATGACCTCACCTGGCACGAGATCGGGGATGAAGAGATGTCTGCTGCAGGCGGCCCGCTGCTCAGCAGGCGACAGCATTCTGTCATGACGCGCGCAGTGCCATCCGCCATCGACAGGCGTCGCATGCAGGCAGGACCGACAGGTCACAGCAGCCCCACCGCCCTCATGACAGGCGGCATGATGATCGCAAAAACGACATTCAAACCAAGCTGGATCTTCACTGATCCGCGCAGGCGGGTGCTGAGCGAAGATAACCCGGCCAGCCTTTTCCAGAAGGCGTTCTGCCATGGCAGGATCGGCCTCAACCCGTTCGATATGCAGCGCGTCCGTGTTCTTGCAGACCGCCATGTAAAGTGCCCGAGTGATACCGGTCAGGTGCATGTAGATCTGCATCTGCGCGGCATGCTGCGGCTTGGACAGCACGACGCCCTTGGCGGTCAGCTCAGTGAAGCTCTTGACCCCATGGGTCTTGAACTCCAGCACATGCCAGGTTTTCGGGGCCTCGAGCAAACCGAGGGCGACGCCATCCAGCGAGCCGCCAAAATGACCGCCATGGGCCTCCACGCGGATTTGCCGTCCTGTTTCCGGATCCAGTTCCAAAACAGTGGCCCCTATGGCGCGCAGGTTGCGCACCATACGGTCCTCTTCCAGCTGGCCTGTCTCAAACAGACGCAGTAGGCGGCCAGAAAAGCGTGACGGCGTCACCCAGCGGAAATCATACCAGAGCGCGCGTGCGCAAGATTTACCAATGATGGATGCGCCGAGATGGTCGCGGAAGCCATCACCCTGGCGGGCCTCGTAATCGGCGTAGATCGCCGACAGTGTCGGCGTAGGTGGTGCGGGAAGATCAGCCATCACAAGCCCTCCCGTTCGCTGCGGGCCTGGGCCTCGGCCAGAATGCCGCTCCAAGTGTCCGGGTCGTGGCGCTCGCGCAGGATGCCGATCAGCGCGTCTTTAAGCTTTTCGCGGCGACGGCGGCCGGTGCCTTTGGCAAGCAATTCTGCCCGTTCACGGCACAGATGGCGCAGCGCGGTCCGTGCCCGGTGGAACCAATCAGGGTCAATGGGCTTTTGCCCCCGTTGGCGCGCCAGATCAGCAGTCGCAATCTGCGTGCGGATCTTGGCAATATCGTCGTCGAGTTCGATCAACCGGCGCTGGTCTTCAGGCAAGCGGGGGCTGATCACGGCCTGAGGGGCCGCGTTATGCAGGTCAGTCATGGTAATATCCTCAGATGTGTTTGAGCGCCGCCCCGTCAGTCAGGGATGCGGAGCAGCGCGAATGATCAGCCCTTCTTGTTCCAGGGCGCTGAGGCCATCTTGGGCGGTGCGGAAGCGGCATGCGTTGTCGGCGGCGCTGAAGGGGTTGCAGCAGGCTTTGCCGCAGCGGCCGTGGCGCCCCCACCTTCAGGCGACAGATAGGCGATGGCATTGCTCTCGCCGTAGCCGTTCTTCGGCGGCTTGATCTTCACCTGGATCGTCATCGGGATCAGGTGCAGCTCCTCGCTGTCGCTTACATGCATCCGGCCCGTCGCATGGCAGATGGCCGACAGCGTCCGCTGTGCAATCTCGACCGTGGTCGGGTTCGGGTTCACAAGGTTCAGCTGATCAAAGATCTTCCGGTCTTTATGCTGGCCGTCCAAAATATCCAGCATCAACCAGAGAAACTGGCCCATACCGTTGCGGGTCACGCGCATTTCGCTCTCAACGATCTGAGCGCGGTATTTACCTGCGGGCAGCAGCTCATAGGGGGTTGTGGGTTCAACGCTGGTGGCGTCAAAGGACGTATCAAAACGTGCCATGGTCGTATCCTTTCAAGGCAATCATTGGGATTGGGGCATGGCTGCGAGGAACTCTGACCACGAAAGTGGCAGAGTGTCCGGCAGG